GCCGTAAGCAAAACCCTGACCGTGTCTGCTCGTCGCCAATCTCATCGAGCTATAGGCCATGTCATCGGTACGGCATAGGCAACCAGCAGAGTAAGCTGCACCGCCTCCGTGCTTCTGTAAATTAACCTGTTCGAGTCGGTGAATGTGTCCGCAGATAAAACCGCCACCAGTGTCCGCGTAATGTATGCCTTGCTGGATTACTGCGTTAGTGCCGTGAGCATAGCCGTGACCGAAAGCCACAGGCCCAAGGCGATAGATTCCTTTCTTAGCGTGATAAGGTAGGATTACTTTTGCACCGGCTTTTCTCGCAGCTGAATTGATAGCCGTCTTAACATCCTCGCAATAGTCGCGTACAAGTGCCGAGCCAGAGTTGCTGATGAGGTTGTCTAAGCGTGCCTCGTGATTGCCCCATAAGTAGACACCTTTTGTTGATGATGTCGCACCAGTTCCAAAAAACATATTTAAGAAATCGATGCCACCTTGTATATCTTGCTTAAGACTCTCCGCAGATTCCGCATCGTTACCGACTCCACGACGCAGTGATCGGAAGTCAAAGCAGTCTCCCAAGTGTACGCGCACAGTCGGCTTGTAGTCTTTGATGAATTGCTGAACGGCAAGGAAAGATTCCTCGTCGACCATATCACCGTGGTTATCGCCTACTGCGACGAAGCGTATTGGGTTGCTCATTTTTTTAGGGTTAAATTCATCTGCTTGATTATATCGTCTCGCATCTGCTTTGCTTCAGTAAAGTCTTTAGAAAGTTTCCGCATAATAAATATGTCGGTTCGTTTAAGCCGGAAGTAATAATAGTTACCACCTGGTTGTTTAAATAAATAACTGCGTTCGGGGTCAAAGGTGTGGAACGTACTTTTCGGGCGGTTCTTGTTTCCTATCTTCGAATCGCTCGGACATGACGCCAACCAGTAAGCCCGTTGTGCGCTGATCCCGAGTCTCTCCGCATACTCTAACTGCTCAGAGGTCAGGAACGGTCTCGGCTCGTCCGTTGTGTTTTCGGTTATAAACTCCATCGGCTTGCGAGTTGTCGGCCTTCTGAAATAATTGAGTGCCGTTGGTCGGCGTCAAAATGATACTCCTGGTCAAAGCGTACGATATCCCGAATCTCGCAGATACTATTTGCCTCCTCCGAGTTCGCAGCTGAAACACCGGCAGTGGAAATATATACGGTGCGAATCCGCCAGCCCAGTGGTATTAAAACCTTCTGACAAACTGTCAGCTCGTTCAGGTAACGCCAGTCGGTACATATTACCGTGTCCAGTGGCATCCCTTCATCGTCGTAGCCTTGTGCGACCGTCTGGGCCATGATGTCGGCGAAGACCGAGGGCTTTAATGCACGGGCAAATGTTCCGAGGGCTACTAGGGCCTGTCGATTTTCCTGCTTGAAATCTTCATTATGAAAGTCACCGCGTAACTCGAGGCAGTCGAGGAAAACATTGGCGGTATCCTTTAATGAGTCGGCAAAGTTAATTTTCTCCGCGTTATGTTCTGACCACTCGAGTATCCCTGACCCGAGCGTGTCCTTGCCTGCCCGTGCGTATCCGCAGATTAAGACCAAAGTCCGTTTGGGGAAGATACTCTCCAAAGGATCAGTGTGCGCTGAATCGTCCACGTTAAAATGGAGAGTCAGGCTTCGTGAAGTCAGGTACTTGAGGTGCTTCGGCGTTAAGCGTTGGCTGACCATTTGAGTTACCTAAGATTGATTTTATTGATTTGAATTTATATTTGAATTGCGGGCGTCCGTTCCATTCACCGTTCGGAGTCACTTCGAGGTCTACTTCGGCTACACAGTTGGCGGCAGAGTTAATGCAGTCAGTGAAAGCCTCGAGCGTCATTTGTTCGGGTGACTGAACATACTTGTTCGTAAATTTACCGACGAGCATTGCGACCGATTTAGTGCCGTACTGCGTGGAGTAGTTCTTATTAAAGCAGAGACCCTCTGCAGTCATAAAGAAAACTGAGACCGATGGAAAGCCGGCTGAGTTAGTCTTAAACTTCTCTGGCTTGGGCTTGCAGAGGCGTAGGACATAGACGCCAGAAGCGTCGATGGTCGTGAGAGGTGGGCGATCAGGGGATGGTTGGCTCATGTATATGTTTGGTGTATGTTAAAATTATGCGAAGGTGATGGGTGTTCCTGTGGTGGCTTTATTTTCCCAATCGAGCGTCTGTATGTTAATCCCGCTTGAGTAGCCGGGCCATTCATTTGCCTTCACGCATTCGGTGTAGGTCTTAATGCAGTTCTCGAGTTTGATGATGCCGTCGGTTGCGATGTTTGCACCGAGGTCATAGATTGCTCCCTGGTATGTTTCTTTCTCCACGACTACAAAACGGAAACCCATTGGGCGTACTTTAGTGTATTTCTCGAAGGTGCGTAAGTACGTCGCAGCTTGAAGGTGATAGTTGTATTGATACGCGGTGCGAAGGAATGCCTTGGGGCTTGCATCGTCAGTTGTCTTTAAGTCGTAGAGCCAAACGCGTCCGTCTTTGTCTTCAGCCACATAATCGATTGATGACTTAATGTTGCAATGTTCGTTCTCGATACCAACCACGGTCATTTCGGTAGCAACAGGTTTGCTCACTCCGTACTTGTCAAGCAGGCCCGTCATAGCGTCACCGAGTTTTAGCGCGGTCTCATACTCGTCTGCATCGCAGGCCTCCTCGTCGGCTTTCAAGTTATCAATAAAGAATTGATGAATCTCTTTTCCTTCTTTAGTACGACGATCAGCGTCGGGCTTAGGTTTATATTTCTGAAAGAGTTCGTTCTGTAATACGCAGGCGTGAGTTAATTTGCCGATGCGTAGTGCCTTTGTCTCAGGGCGTACGGTGTTGAGGTATAACTGATAGTGTGCGGGTGACTTCATCAGTTCCTTCATACCTGAATAGTTAAGGGCTTGGAGGGCGTCGTACTGAATGCGTTTGATGTCTTGGATGGGCATAGGTGTGTTAGTTAGTTGTGAGTAAAGTGTGAATTATAGTTCGTGGTCGTCATAAGGTTCTTCAACGGTATGACTGACTTCCCGAGCGTGTTCAAGTGCTAATTCTGCGAAGTGTTCAAGTCTCTCAAGATTGTTCCGGCTAACGCGTAGGGCGAGGACGATGGAGTGTATGCGGTCGTGCAGTGGCTTAACGTCCTTAATCTCCTCGAGGTGTTCAGGCTCGATGCGGTTGGCTTCGATCAGAGCTGCGAGTATAGCATTCTCGAGGTTGCCGTGATCGTTCTTAACGGTGATGGTGTTGTGGTGCAGTTCGCAGTCAGCCAGGTTGTCACGGATTAGGCGCAGTAAGCGTTCGATGTTTTCGTGTGTTGAGTTGCTCATTGTATATTAAAAGTCGGCTTCGATTAGCTTCTTCTTACCTCGGACATAGATTTTATATTCTGATCGTGCGAGGGTCGGAAGGTTGACTTTCTTCCAATCTTTCAGGGCTTTGGAAAACTCGGCTTTGGAGTCGGTGCTAAATTCTGCGAAGGCTTCACCGTCGAGCCAAAGGATTAACTGATAATCTTCCTTACAACACTTAACCAAGTTAATGACTGCCTTAGGCGTATCGTTCATTGTCATTCTTACGCGGATTGAGTTCACGCCACTGCCAGATAGCAGTCTTCATCTCTGTCGTAGTGCCGTTGAGCATTAGGAAGGCAAGGCGATCACCGGCAATCTCAAGTGCTTTGATACGGGCTTCTGCAGTCATGAGTTTGTTATTGTTGGTGATACCAGAAACTAAATCGTCGAGCGATACTTCACGGACACCGTCGATGTTTTTATTATCGTGCATTGTTTGTAGGGAGATAGGTTTGTTTTAATGGTGCTTGAGGTGCGACCGCAGCTTGAGGCATCGGAGTATTGCTTGCACGATTGCCGTCATCGTCGAGGTCTACGGAGATACCGCAGGCCGTCTGTATGCTTTGTCTGCGAATGTATGTTAAAGCACCGCCTACCTGTTGAGCAGTTAAGTTCTCAGCCTTCACCATCAATTTACCGAACGGAAACGATGTGCCTGATGAGTGCAGGAAAGAAGTTTCGATGCCTACCTTGCCTTCGTCACTGACCAGCGTTTGGATCAGCGCGAGGTTGTGCTTATGTAGGACAGGCTTGCAGGCTTCGAGCAGTGCGTCGAGCGATACATAGCGTGCCTTAAACGCGGGGTTGATTTTGTTTGCCTTAACATTCTCAAATTCCGCAAGGGCATTGATGAGGTCGGCAGTGGGTGTTGTTGGTTCTTTTGTTGGCATAGGTTTTATTGTGGGTGGAAATTATTTAGCGAGTTTCTCAATCTCTTCGACTGAGTATTGTCCAATCTCGCCTTTGATACGGAGATTAAAATATACCTTACCGTTTTTGATTGTTGGCTTGAGCAAACGAGCCACTGATCCGTCGAGTAAGATAATATATTGTGAGCCGGGAATTTCTTTAAGATAGTTAATTCCTTCTTTAGGTAGTTTCTTTTCCATAGTTTTAAGATAATTTATTTTTAAGTGCGTAATGTAATAGCAAATAGGCGTCAGCTGTAGCAAGTGTAATTCGTGGTTGGTCTTTAAATAGTCTGATCGCTTCGTCCTTCAACGCGTTCTTGTGTTGCGTGGTTGTCTTCGTGCCTTTCGTGCCGATGTCGAGGAACGACTGCCAGGCTTGCGGAGTGATGTGGTGCGTTTTGTAGTCCGAGAATTTCCCCACAATCCAGCCATAGGAATAACCAAGTTTGAATGCAGAAGATGAAGGAATAAACTTTCCGACATAGGGTGGTACTTTCTCAACAACAACAACTGTTTTTTTGTTAAGGGTAATTCGTTCAAGTTCATTATTTTTACCGCTGATAATAGTAGCCCCTCCTTTATATACCCAGCCACCGTTTGCTCCTGGGTCGATTGCGAGGAAGTAAGTTTCTGGGTCTTGGTACACTTAGCCATAGTCTTAGTGTGTTAAAGGTTTTGCAAATGGGTTTATTTGCGGGTCAAGTTACCAACGCGTTCAGCGTAATCTGATTTAGCGCTACGATGGTCGAACCCAATACGGCTCGCAGCTGTGAAGCCCATATTCCAACACAGGGCTAATTGTTCGGGTGTAGGGTCAGTGATACCCTTAGACGCTAAACGGCCTCTGAGCGAACGCAAAAGGGCAAGGGCAACGGTGTCCTGAGTCTTCGCGTCTTTCCATTGGTCGTAGGAATAGGCCTGCTTGCCTTCACGCATCAGTTGAGTGCAACCGTCAATCCAAGCGGATCGGTGGAGTTGGTAAGCCCCGACTGCTTTGCCCCTGTCCCCGATGGCGTTGTAATCTTCGCCTGTCTCTACCTGTGCGATGGCTGAAGCGATAGCCACATCGTCAAAGGCGTGGGCGTAGTTAGCGATAAGGGTGAATGCGATAAGTGACATAAGTTTCATAGTCTTATTATTTAATGTCTCCGGTAGGAATCACTCGCTTGCAAGTAATCGCAAAGCCGTCGGGGTATTTGTATTCGTAGGATAACGCGATACGACCACCGAAGTCTGAGACCATAAAGAAACTGTCGGTGATACCGTCCCTGGCTAATTCCTTCTTAGCAGTGTCGCAGTGCTTCTCGGCTAACTTGCGAGCGTTCTTAAAGTGGATAATGTCTCCACGCAAGATAGCGTCGTTGAGATAACCCAGCTCGAAGATGAGCCAAGTGATTGTTTTGTGATCGGTGAATTTCATGCGTGATGAGTTTTCGTGGTGTTGGGATAGGTTGTACATAGGTTTAGTTGTTGGGTAAAATTAGATAGTGATAAAACGACTATAGCGGTTGATATAGGTTTTCGTTACAATCTCTGCACATTCTTCAATGCTTGTGCGTTCAGCGATGCCTAACATACTGCGAGGAATCACACGACCATGACCGCGAGGATGATAAATTGCTGAATACTTTTCACCATAAGTGCATTTCATAACGAAGCCCATCATTTTGCCATCAGTTGTTTTAATACTGAAGCATTGGCCTTCGTAACCTTTTAGGGTTGTTAAGATATAATTTGTGGAGGAGTTGTTGGGAGTAGGGTTATTCATACTTCATTAGTCATAACCTTTGACCAGACATTGTCCAGAGCAAATGCAAAACTTTTGACTAACCCCAAAACAGGCTAACCAGACACCCCTTAGACTACAACCACCAGACCCCCAATAGACCCATCTAGAATGCCCTAGGAAGCCTTTTGATGCCCCGGGCGTCCGAATACCCCAACCCCTTAGTTTACGTCCAACTTCTCGGCAATGCGTTCGAGGGTATGGCGGGTCAGTCTTAACTCAGTCTCAATCGAAGCCAAGCGTGCCGAGGTGTTGCGTTCGCTTTCCTCGAGTCGTTTGATACGGTCTTCAACCTGGCTAACTCTCCACGGGATCACCGCCCAAGCTGCGAGGGCGGACGCGATTGAGATAATCGCAGCTAAAGAGTTTATGTTTAAGTCCATGATAAGTTAAGAAATTTTAGGTGGTTTTGTTTTTACGACGATAGCCCATTTTCCAAAGTGTGTTTGCAATGTTTGAAGCACTGCTATGAACCTTTTTCTCGGACATATATTTAAAATTCAAATGAAGCAATTCATGCACC